CTCGTAGTGAGGGGGAACTGGGACATACGCCCAGCTTAGTCGATGATGTGGTGATAGGGGTCAACCAAATCATCATTTTTCAGCTTGTCTGAGTGGAACTGTGTGAGGTGCTTCATCAGACACGCCATGTGCCAGAAATATCCATCGTGGACAGTCCGACATTCTTTGTGCGTATCAATCTCTTGAGCGCACTGAGGGCAAACGTCTTTGAACTCGTTCATTCATTCCCTCCAAGGAGCTTTTTCACGGCGCACTCGTAGTGGTAGTCCTGCTGGTAAATCATGGCTGGCAGGAAAAGGTTTCCGAGAACACCGTTACAAGCAGGGCAGATTCCGTTCGGATTCCAGCTCGGCTTGTAATCGTGGGGTCGGTAGTCTGGATTGGTCTTGAGAGCGAGCGGTCTACGACGCATGCCACGCTTCTGTTTGCGTTGGCGCATACTAGCACTCCATCGCTTTCTTCGAGGCGAGACCGATGAGCCACGCCACCCACTACGGATGCGTTTGAATTTTATGGTCAAAAATCGATACTTTGAAAAAGTCGATTTGGTATAATGCTAGTATGGAGATAAAAGAAGCTAAAAAATTATTGAGAGAGAAGATGGATGCTCACGGCCTTGTCGATTGGAAAATCGATGTGTTGCCTAAATCTAGGCGTGTCGCTGGCCGGTGCTTCCATACCGGGAAAAAAATATATCTCGGACTATTTCTTACGGAGACTAGGTCGGAGGAGGAGGTCTTAAATACCATACTGCACGAAATAGCACACGCCTTGGTCGGCAGTCTGGAACATCCGCACTGTTGGATTTGGAAGAAGAAGTGCGTAGAGATTGGCGGAAATGGAGAAATATATTGGAATAAAAAACAGCCCCACCGTTAATTGGATATAGGGGCTGTGCAAAAGTCTAGCTAAAACTTATTGCTGGAGGCGAGGGTCTAGAACGCCACCACGGGGATAGTATAGCATATATATTTATGTATAGCAAGTAGTAGATTTGACAGGAAACATCCGAACGCTTTATCTGTGGATAACTCAGATTCAAATAGCTTGTTTTGTGTGGTATAATGGGAGCGCACCTTGAAAGTAGTGGTTGGTTGATGGGGGTAGCTTTAAGCAGACGCGAGTTGCACTCGTTGTACAGCGGGGAACTCAGTAAGCCTCGGGCGCGTCGATGGTCTAGGAAAAGACTGTCCCCACCAGCCAATCACGTCTCTCTCGCCCAACCTTAAATGGTTGGACACCAACTAATGCCCAACTAGAAGTTTTCATCTAGATTGTTTTCTTCTAGGCTGGGCGAGGGAGATAAAGATGGTTGGCTGCTGGTGCGGATTGTGGACACGTGTTCCTTCTAACGTCCAAAACAACGCTGCAGCGGCAGGTGAAATCCCTGCTCCGACGCCAATAGCCAATCATCAAGTCAGAGATAGGGACAGAGGCATCTTTGGCGGGTAATGACCGCACGAAAAGAGTTCATTTCTCTCTCGGAGGTATGCCTCGCTCCCTGCCCCTGACTAAAGTCCAAGATAGAGAGCTGGTGTGGCGGAATAGAAGACGCTAATACCTATCACGGGGTAAGGTGGTTCGTGGGAAAAACCTTGCTAGGTGAATATCGGCCTTTGCTAGTGTCGCCTAAAGCGTATCTGGTAGTTGAAACCGCAAACCCTGCCACCAGCTCCCTGTCTTGGAACGCATTGGTAGTACTGTAGAGGGCAGTGGCGGACTGTAAATCCGTTGTGCCGTATGGCTCCCGTTGGTGCGACTCCAACCCAATGCACAACTATCCTCGGATAGTACGTCTAAGAGGGGGTGTAGATGGCCACAGGAAGGCTTCTGTCGTCCGAACGCTATTCTCCCCTCTTAGGCGCCAGCAAGCATTCAGACACCTCCTGCCCCACCGCCGACTAATGAAACGTATTTTGCTTTCCGCTTGCGTAGCTTCTGCCCTATTAGGCTTTACCGCCGAAAAGGTAGTTGCTCCGAGAGCGGAAGCCTCAAATGAAATCCAAATACAAATCAATGCAGTCGAAAAAGACGAAGACACCAAAGAACTCGAAGAACTCCTTAGCAGAGTTCCAGAGACGCTATGGAGAATTTCGTACTGTGAAACTACAGTCCATCACACTACACCCGACGGGGGGACTATCCGCGGCGTGGTCGATTCCGACGACACAGGGTTATTCCAAATCAACAAAAGATATCATCTCGCAGACGCAACCAGAATGGGATTTTCTCTTGAAGAACTTACGGGCAATATACGTTATGCTACCGCTCTGTTCAGAAATCAAGGTGCAACCCCTTGGAAGTGGTCATACAACCCGAAAGAAGACCAATGCGTAAACGGATTAAAAATGCCCCCAAGAGCCAGCAAGGAGTGGGAATCAATAAAGAACAAGGCCATAGGTGCTCTTATTGCAAACGAAAAAGAACAGTAAAGCATCCGAGCTTCTACTTAGACGTAGCGACTAGGTCGTGGATGTGTGATGAGTGTATTAAAAAGTAAATATGCAGTTAACACTAATGAGAAAGCAGGGAGCTACTGCCAGACATTGTTCGAAGTGCAAGACCTACTTAGAGCCACACCAACCATACAGGATGGTGAATGTCTCTCGGTCGAGGAGTAGGGCTTATTGCCTAGATTGCTCCGGTTTTATCATGTCTCGATACTCAATGATTGAGCTTATTGGAAACGCAACCCCAGTGGAAATCAGGGCTAAATTGAAATACTTCGACCAAGCCGTAGATTGGGCTTTTGGTAAGATTGGATAGGATATCCACAGGTTACGCAATATCTACACTTGCAAGCCGTATGAGAAGGTTTATTATTACAGACGAAGCAATACTCAAGGGGTAGCGGTATGAGTATAAATAACAGCCGCAGGGCGTTCGATAGAACTCAAAAACTGATAGACGCCTCTCTCTAGTTTCCCCCAGAATGTTTTCGCCGAAATTCTAATCCCTCTGGGGGGGGCTAGGGGGGGCATCCTCCTGAATCTTAAAACTAATAGTTAAATGAATAGAACACTTATAATCCAATACGGGGCAAGAAATAAGAAACTAAGAGAGATGGGCTTCTCGTCTTACAAGGAATACCTAGCTTCTGATTATTGGAAATTAATTAAAGAGAAATGGAACGAGAGGCGAAAAGAAAAACCGGAGGTTTGGGGAAGATGCCACTGTTGCGGTTCTGAGGAAAACCTTCTATTACACCACTACAAATACGGCAAAATAAAAAAGATAATACTTTCCGGATTCTGGCCAGTATGTCCAAGTTGCCACGAAAGGATTCATAGACTATCGCTATCTGGTGCTAGAGGACTAAAGTCAGCGGCAAAAGTAATAGCTAAAAATAGAATTTAAATTAATGATAAAAATCTACTCCACCCCAACCTGCGTTCCCTGTAAGCAACTCAAAGCATTTCTTTCCGAGAAGAAAATCCCATTCGACATACTGGACTGCGAAGACATAAAAAATATCGCCGAGCTGGAAGCATTGTCTGGTGGTAGAGCCGTGCCAGTGATAATTGTAGACGGAGAAGTTTGCCCACCCGGATTCAACCCAAACTATTTAACCGCCGTGCTGATGCAACACGGATATATAAAAAACAAGGCTGTGGATAACTCGAATGAGAACACCGAAAAACCCTTATAAAACAAGGGTTTTTTTGATACCTTGACGTATGTATACATAGGTATATAATGGACTTGTGAGTGGTTGGTAGACTGGTGGGAGCTTGGAGGTTGTTGGGAGTAATTACCCAACTTACTCTCTAGGCTCCGCCGAAAGGCGGCACGCGAGAGAGGACAGCTATCAAGCTCTTGCCCGTCTACTAATCACCAAAGGTCGCATAACACAAAACAAAAACAAATGGACGAAGATTTCTACTTGGTAGTGAAAGACGAGGAGGGAGGACTGAGGCCTATGGCCGGTATCTGGAGAGACAACGAAGCAGGACGAATATCTGCTGATAAATATCTAGCAAAGAACCCAGAAATAACAATAGTAAGAGTTCAGATGATAGAAATAAAATAAAAAAACAAACAAATGACGAAGAACGCAATCGGAAAGTATGTAAGAGACAGCAAAGGGAACTACGTCCCAGAGTTCATCGAGAAGATAGTCAGCCCCCGCAAGACCTCCTGCCACTTCAAGCCTTCTCACAACCTCACCATCCTCGCTCTAGTTGTCTGCATGTTCGCTTCCGGTGTCCTCACCTTTATCAACATGATGGAGATAAGAACTATCGAAGCCATGCACAGGCACGAGATGGAACAGTTGGCCGCGAAGTATGACTTGCTCAAAGAGCACACCGCGAAGGCAGATGAAATGATAGTCAGAGAGTTCGGAGAAATCTTAGATAAGAAACTTGAGGCGATTACTAGCAATCAGTATCAGACATACGCACTTTCTAAGCAGTCGCTAGAGCTTAGTGAGCTGAACAATGAACACGCAATAACACTCATAAGAAAACTAGCCCAATAACATGGATACAAATAAGAACGAAACGATAGTGAAGTGGAAAGTTATAGCCGGAGGGCTTGGCATAATACTGATAGCGGTACTTATCAGAGAGGTTAAGTCCCAATGGAGAGCATACGAGCAACAGTTTGCATTTGAAATGATTGAAAGCTGTCGCTCAATCGCAAGGTTCGAGATACAAGAAGCTGCCAAAATACAAACAAACGTCGTAAGCAAACTAGCCAAATAAACATGAACATCTATAATCAAAACGAAGTAGAAAGTTATGAGGCGAAACCAAGATTCTATACACAGAAAGTTGTAATAGGTTCACTGATTGGAGCATTGATTGTGTACGCATTGGGTTGGGCATGTGCGATTCTGCAATAAATTACAAAGAAATGAAAATACATATTCACGACTTATACATGCAGGCAGGACTAACACCCGGAGGATTGAACAGCGACGGAGAAAGAGATTGGATAGGGAACAGTCAGGAGTGGGACAAGGCAACCGAGCTGGAGGCAACGTATGAAGGAGAAGTATTTTACGAAGTGAAGATTGATAAAGACGAAGATGAACTTCCAGCAGTTAACTGCTCAATGTGTGAGGATAGAAGGGTGGTAACTAAAGTCAGTGGAGCTGGGTATGAGGATGATGCGATAGTGGAGTCTGCGTGTCCAAGGTGTGCATATTAAATAAAAACAAAACGATGAAAAACTACTCATTCAAAGAAACAACCAACCCAAATCTCGACCGAGTCGTGGACTTGGATGGAGACTGGAAGGTTTATTTCAGCAGAGACGAGAAGAAGTACAAGCGAGGGATAACGTCCATCCTCAACAGGACATATCCCAAAGGCCCACAGTTCCTCCAAGCCATGAAGAACACAAGCGCAGAGGATTGGGATAAGAAGATGAATCATGCGATGGACAGAGGAGATGCGATTCACCAGTTTATAAGAATTATGCTTATGGGAGATATCCCCGGACTACCGAAAGTCAACAGACTAACTCAGGTACTAGCAGAGGATAACGTAACCCTTAGAAGTTTGACCGTTGATGAGTGGATATCAGTCTTGGCATTTCAAAGCTTTTGGATGGCACACGATTGTTCAATAATAGCCAATGAGGACTCCGTGGAGGGAGAAGACTATGCAGGAACGCTAGACCAGATAATCAGAATTGGTAAAAAGTGCGACAACAGATATTGTGAGTGTGAAAAGTTTGTCGGCAAGATTGGGATAAGCGATGTTAAGACCGGAGCTGGAATATACGATAGCTACGGAGCGCAACTTGGAGCACTGGCATATGCAGACCTAACCCACCTGATAGGAGATAACAAGATTGAGTTCACGATGGTTATACACCTCAATAGAAAAACAAAGGTCGGATGGGCAACAGATTTCTACGATGAACTGGAAACGGAAAAACACTTTAGCGAGTTTCAGCTTGCCAAGGGATTGGATGATGTGAACTACAAGCCGTTCAACCCAGATAAAGACATATACGAGATACCAGAGGAAATAATAATGAAAGTTAAGTCTGAGAAGTTACAAAGGAAAAATGAATTTGCAACAATGAAAGAAATAAATCGGAAATAAAATGAATAAATACCTAGATAAAATCAAAACAAGACCAAGCAAGATAAAGATTGAGGAGCATACAAGAGAGCAATTGGAATTGGCGGTGGAGTGGATTATGGGAAATATAACAAATTCAGACTACTGCTTCGCGATTGATAAAAAAAACAACGGCTCCATCCCGTACGTTGAATCAACAAAAATAATCAGAAACGCAGCACTCAAAAAACAAGTAAAAATAACAATCAAAAAATAAAACGATGAGAAAAACTATTTATGTAGCAGAAGTTATCCCAAAAAAGACAGGGCAAAAGAAAGACGGAAGTATTTGGACTTTGTATTATGTAGTAGACGAAAATAAGATGAAGTACAGCACCTTTGAGGATAGATTCATAGCCCTAGTAGGCATGCAGACAACCATCGACTATGTAGACGAGCCATATACTAGCAAAACCGACGGGAAGCAGTATATGAGCCACAAGATATTAGAGCTTGGCCAGAAGCCAGTAGAGGTTGGAATGACTAGGGACGGAATGGACAGAGCTAATAACCCACATAATCACAATCCACTGCCACCACAGGAAGTGTTCGAGATTAACAAGAGAATCGCTGCTCTAGAAAGTAGGGTTGGCCAGTTGGAGATAAACAGCGCAGACCCAAATGCAGAGTTTAACCAAGGCACAGTCCCAAACGAAGTAGATAGCGCAGACAATCTACCATTCTAATATGCAACAAAACGGCGAAAGAAATGCGGTGAGAATATTAGAGGAGATGGCAGACGCTATAAAGATTGGGAATGTGAAAGACCTAAACAACCCACAGCTTTGGATTAACAGGGCATTTGAACTAAACATCTTGCTAATTGACGAAAAGAAGAAGTATGAATTTCTAAGGCAGGCAGTAGCAGTCAAGAAGATGCAACTATTCAGGGGACAAGAGAAGAAGAATGTATCTGCCGTGAATATTGAGATAGAGGCATCCGACGAGTACAGAGACTTAAACATCCAAGAGAGTTTAATCTATGCAATTGAGGAGCAGGTTAGACTAGCGAAGAAAAATACAGAAATCAATCAATTCTAATGGATAAAATAACCGTCAACGGAAAAGTCGTTGCAACACTAGACGATGCCGGTGTGTTTAGGAAGAAGATTGTCGAGAGCAAGCACTTAATGAAAAACTATGGAGGTGTGCCATGCTTTGACGCTGACACACACGATAGATACTCCGAGAGAATAACAGAGATAAACGTGTTGACCGACAAGCACCGAATATTCAAAACCAGTGCTAGGGTGTTCAACGAAAACAAGGGAGAGTTTGACTTCGGGCATGGCAGGCAGTATTTCGTAGGAATAAAGCATTGGGAGATTCTGAACACCAGAGAGCAGAAATTGGTATAACAACATGGAACAAAACAATCTAAACGCAAAGCAGTATTTCAAGAGCAAACAGCCAGAGAAGAAGATTGTGGTGTGGGGCAAGAAAAGAGGAGTATGTCCCATATCAGGTAAGTACGCAATGTTGGAACCACATCACTTGTGGAGACGCTCAATCAGACCAGACCTAGTAAATGATAAGAAGAACATCCTATGGATAAGCCACGTTGTCCACGTTCTAGCTACAAACGACAGAGAGTTTGAGAAGAAGCTACAAGAAGAATATTATCCAAACCCGCCGAAATTCAAAGCTAAAAACGAGCTATGAAGACAAAGCTAAAAGAGAAAGACACACAACAAACGATTATTGAATATCTAAAAATAAAAAAGATATTCCACTACCGCAATAATTCAGGCGCTATGATGGGAGAATATAACGGCAAGAGGAGGATTGTAAGATTCGGAGCACTTGGAAGTCCAGATATAGTCTGCATAGTCAAGGGAAGATATGTAGGGATAGAGGTAAAGGGAACGGATGGCAGGCAGAGGGATAGTCAGATAGAGTTTCAGGAGCAATTAGAGAAGGCTGGCGGCAAGTATATACTCGCAAGGTCGCTGGATGATGTCATAGAGCAGATAAAATGAAATTCGGAATACCCAAGATGGGGTTGTGTGGCAAGATGATTTACCCAGACAAGAAGTGTGCAGTTACTGTAGCAAACAAGAGAAAGGCCGAAGATGGAGTTTTGCTTAGGGAATACTACTGCCCAGAGTGCAGAGGACACCATCTAAGCAAAAGTCTAACTATTAAAAAATACAAAAGACAATACGCTAGATGATGAAAACAGAATGGGATGAGAAGCCAAGGCCACCTATGCCAAATAGGGATATAGTGAATCACAAGTGGTCTTGCCCAGCAGGCCATATCATAGGAGAAGACTACTTGGAGTGCAATCTGTGTATAAGCGGAACAGACAGAGATAAGGAGAACTACGATAGAGAAGAAACACCAGAGGAAGAAAAAGAAGTGATACACCCAGCTGATAAAAAATACGAAAAAACAATAAAAAACACGCAAGAAAATGTTCAAAAAAATAAAGAAGATATTTAGTATGGAAGAAAGAATAACTTTGTTAGAGTATGGATTTTTCAGAGAGCACAACCTAGATTTTTTTAGGACAAAGAATCTGATTAAAAGACTGATTGAGTTGGAAAAAATAGTTGAAGCCATGTCGGAAAAGACAGATAGTCGAAAGGCCGCCAAAAAGAACAAGAAACGACAATGACCAACGAAGACGTAATCAAAGAGTTCAGAGAGATGTTAGCATCGCTAGACGATGTGAATAGCAACCTAGACTTAGACGCACCCATAAAAGGCGACATCTACTTTGACGGAATAGAAGCCGAAGCCTTCCTCCTCCAAAAGCTAGCAGCCGCCAGAGCAGACGAGAGGAAGAAGATGAAACAAGAGATGAAATACTCCGCCGAGATGTTCTTTGGAGGCTTCTCACATCCGAAAGATTGCCCTCAATGTCGCAAACCCCAACAACCACCACTATGAGCAAATCAAACGAGGAGATATTCCGAGAAGCGATACTAAAACACATTGACTTTCTTAGCGACCACTGGGTAAACGGCGATGACCACCCACCATTCAGTTTCGGAGGATGGCGGGAAGAAGTGGTAAACGATATTGTTAAACTTCACCTCTCCACCCTAGAAGCCAGAGAAGCGGAGGTGACACAGCGGATACTTGAATCAGCAACAGCCAAACTTCTAAAGAAAGCCAGAATCACAGACTACGCCGACCGCACAGAATATGACGAGGCCGTGGATATACTGCAAGGCGTAGTTAAGTCAGCCCTCACCACCCCAAGTCCTAACCAAACAACAAAAGAAGAATGAAACACTTTATAGTTATATATCTGCCTTATCTGTTATCAGCGAACACAATTTACACAATGTTGCTTGCTGGCAACAAGAAGCGTGGTGCGTGGGCTTTTGGATTGTTCGGACAACTCGCCTGGTTGATATGGATAATCCTAACTGCCGCCTGGGGACTTGTTCCGATGAATATAGCATTATGGTTCGTGTACGGCAGAAATTACATTAAATGGAACACCCCCACCCCAAGTCCTACAGAAGAAACAGTCGAAAACCAAGAAATAAAGGAATGAAGAAGACGATAAAAGCTTGGACTGCTACCTGCGGAGATGGACAAATAACGTGGGCAGAGAAGAAGCGAAAGCCATTACTAGATTTCGTGCAAACGGAAAACACGATACTTCACGAAAGGATATGGAAGACCATACCTTGCACGATAACCTTCGAGATATTTAAGAAACCCAAGAAGCTGCACAGTCGAAAACCAAACAAATAAAGGAGAATGAAACTATACGAACTTGAAAAGCAAGCAAAGATATATGCTGACTGCTCAGATGGCTCTAAATACATCATATTTGACTGCATAGACGGAGCATACTCACACTGCACAACCGAAAATGGAGGGGTAATACATCTATCAGCAAGCACAGAGTTGCGGAAAAAGGACGACGGCTACGAGATAGGAATACCAGAAGAAACAGTCGAAAACCAAACAAATAAAGGAGAATGATAATCTTTATAATTGGAATGTGTATTGTGCTAATAGCTATCTATTTGTTCTCCTGCGCTATTGTAAGCTCACAGTCGAGCGTCTTAGATGAACCAATAAGAGTCCCCGTCCCTATCGTCGAAAACCAAGAAGAAACAAACAAATGAAATCATTTGAAACCTACCTAGCCGAGGGATACAACAAAGACATCAAGAGGTGGGAAGACGAAAGCATATCGTTGTACGAGTGGAAACGGGACTATGCAGATTTCGAGGCATACGCCCAGGACTACGCCTCCCTATGTGTAGAGGAGGAGAAAGACATAATGAGACAACTCCTGTCAGAGATGTCCGCCAGCACTATAAGATTCGGTGGAGATAAAATGTCAGACTCCTATATGTCCAGAATGATAACAATCGCGGAGATAGAAGATGCACTAAAAGGCAAAGTTCTCGTCCCTATCGTCGGAACCCTAGACACAGAGACAATGGAAATAAAACAAAAGACAGATAAACCACAATGAACATAACAGACGAAAATTTTAAGCGATATGTAATGTCAGGCATAGTTTCTGAGATTCAGGTATCGTCATCGGAACTACCAATCAAGACAGTATTCGGTTCTACTGACAGAAAGACGTACACCGTCAAAACAACGCTGTCGTATATGGGAGAAGAACTGCACTGTCTAACCGACATACCACCTTGGCAATTAAATCCAGAATACGTAGTTCAGAAAGCGGAGGAGAAGCTAAAGAACGAATTTGCTAAGCTGATATACGAGAAACACGCTCAAGTGGAAATAAAACAAAAGACAGATACAAAGTAATATGGCACTAATAATCTTTATAATTTTCGCAATCTGGTTGGCCTCTATCTTCCCTTGGCTATGGCTAGTCTATGGAATGTGTATGGTCTTGTTGGTTGCAAATAGCGACTAGGGGCTGTGGAAAAAATAGCGTAAATGTGCTATAATATGTTTACGAAAAAGTCGTAATACTAAATAAAACTATGGCAAATACACGAGGCAGTGGTGTGAACCGCATCGCAAAAGGCAAGATTGGCCCAAAGACCAAGGGAGAGAACCTAAGCAACAAGCTTGCGAAGGCTATGAACGTATCTAAGAAAGGAAAGAAGTAAAACAAACCAAGGCGTTGGGTTGACCGGCCCTATAGACGCTAACTCTCAGTAACAAAACGACGTATGCCACAAGAGGGGAGAAGTACCGATAAAACAGGACGGACTGGCACCGAAAGGAGGTTAAGCCGCTGCGGGAAAATTATACCTGTGGAGTATCGACGACAAAAAACTGAGGTCGGTCAATTTTAATATAATGCTATACGGAGAAGAAAAACTTATTCAATGGCTCAAGATAGGGTTTGCGGTTGTGTTTGGGGTTGGCTTTCTGCGTGCGTTGTCTCTACTGGAGCAGATTTTGGCTGCCCTCCAACTTGGACGGGTTTAGGAACTGAGCCACCATGCATTTCTTCTAGCATCTTCCATCTAACCTCAAATGGAAGTCCTTGATAATCATAATCCGACCTAAACAAGCAGTGATACTTATCCGCCTCGTCTTGTTTTATAAGTTCTATATTTGGAATTGAAGTAATGAAGGCTCTCTTGATAGACGGAATAAAAAGAAGCAGAGATATAATCCTAGCTAGAAGCGCAAACTTATAAGTATTCTCAATACATGGTTCTCTCTTACCTAGAGTCTCAATCATCATGCGTATCTCCTTTCTAGGGTTCACCTTTAAAGCCTCAGCAGATGTTTCTCCGACGATGTCTTGAACTCTGTAACGATAGGCATTGTCATATTCCATTATCATAGCGACCACCTGTGCAATCCTACCGGATAGCTCCCTATGAACTCCCATATTCACCAAGAAAACAAATGTCCATTCCGCAGAGGTAGACGCAGCAGGACAGTAAAGCTCCGGCTTGATATAAAATTCATCAAATGCGTAATCTGCTTGGTTGGCTATCGCCTCCAAGACTGATTCAAAGAAACGAACACGCCTCTTTTTCCCCACAAAGAGAATTGGCCACATGATTGGAACAGCGCCAGCAAGGATGCGTATCTTGCCAAGCACATTCTTTTTAACAAGATTCATTGCCCAAATGACTTCTACATACGGAAAACCCTTTTGTGGAAACAATAACTCGTGATAGTGCAGCAATGTGCCCTTGTCCTTTGTATATTCGATGGTCTTAACCATGAATACATTCTGTGGATGAATCAGTAGCTGAGCAGTTGTATCTGGACTTGATTCACGCCTAAATACTCGTGGGTCTGGCTTTGGGGCAACAAGCATTTCATCGTTTTGCATGGCAACAGTATAGCATAAAACGAACATTTGTGCTATAATATTTATATGAAATATGTGGCACTAGCCCTAAAGCAGTGGTGGAGATACGACCGAGTATTCACAAACAATAGATGGAGTGCTCTATGGTTCATGTTAACCAAACAGAGAGCAAGACTATATAAAGCCCGAACAGGAGAAGTAATGGAACAAAATCAATATTCATAATATGGCCGAAAAAGTAGGAAGACCAAACGAATACACCCAAGAGAAAGCAATAGAGATATGCAGGAGATTGTCTATAGGCAATTCCCTAAGAAAGGTTTGTCTTGATGAGGATATGCCAGACGTGTCGACTGTTTTCAAATGGATGAGGGAAAACGAAGAATTTTCCAAGCAATATGCGCAAGCATGCCTTGAAAGAACCGAGGCACAGAACGAAGATTTACTCCTTATGGGTGATGAGGCGATACAGATGGCACAAGCGGTAGACTCAAAAGCGTCTGGTGCGGTTGTGCAAGCGTTTAAGCTAAAGGCAGACAACTTTAAGTGGAGTATGTCCAAGATGAAGCCAAAGAAATACGGGGAACATTTAGATTTAACCAGCGACGGCAAAGCACTTCCAACCCCGATATATGGTTCTAAGTCCACTAACCCAGAGTAAATTCTCTTTCCAAGATGTAACTGCCACCCGAAAGGTATTTGGCCTACGGAAGCGTATTAGGGCCGTAGCTGGCGGTACGTCTGCATCAAAGACCATATCAATATTGGTATGGCTAATAGACTACTGCCAGAGCAATAGAAATAAACTTGCATCTGTTGTTTCCGAATCATATCCGCATCTAGAAAAAGGAGCGATGTTGGACTTTGAAAACATTATGAAGGATAGGGGATATTGGAAAGATGCCTTGTGGCACGGGACAAAGCACACATATACGTTTGAAACAGGGAGCAAGCTAGAGTTTTATTCCCCAGATACCTATGGCAAAGCCCACGGGCCGAGGCGTGATGTGTTATTCATCAATGAGGCAAACAACATGGACTATCAGATAGCCGACCAGCTTATCATTCGTACTCGTGAGATAGTGTGGTTAGACTGGAATCCATCGCAAGAGTTTTGGTTTTATACAGAGATGCTTGGACGCAGAGAAGATTTAGACTTCTTGACTGTTACCTATCTGGACAATGAAGCGTTGGACAGAGTAACTATAAACGAAATTGAGAGCCATAGGGGCAACAAGAGATGGTGGCAGGTTTATGGCGAGGGACAACTCGGAGAAGTAGAGGGCAAGATTTATGTCGGTTGGCAGATAATAGATGGAGTTCCCCACGAAGCCAGACTGGAAAGATACGGATTGGATTTTGGATATACCAACGACCCCACTGCGATTGTGGCCATATATCGCTACAACGGCGGGATAATACTTGATGAGGTTGCATATCAAAGGGGACTATCCAATAAGGCTATTGCTGATATTCTCAACAACTTGGACAAGGCATTGGTTATTGCAGACAGCGCAGAACCCAAGAGCATCGATGAGCTAAGAACTTATGGCATAAATGTGCTTGGAGCTACAAAGGGGCAGGGTTCCGTGTTGCAGGGCATACAAAGAGTTCAGGCACAGAAGATAAGTCTTACAAACAGAAGCACGAATACAATCAAGGCGTATCGTAATTATTTCTTTATGCAAGATAAGTACGGCAAGGTGATAAATGAGCCAGATGATACAGTCCATGAATGGTCAAACGCTATGGATGCCGTTAGATATGGCGTTGGGTCTATGACTACGGATGGAACGAGCGAGGCCAAGGTATTTATACCGAAATTTAAGTAGCAAAAAGTTGTATTTTGTGCTATAATATTGCCACTAACAACAATATCAAATGGATAAAACATCTATCGAGCCGAAGAAAACTGGTATTCTATCGCTCGAACTGAATCTATCGAAAGACAATGCAACTGCATTGGCTCAAGAGTCTAATTATCAACCATCAAAAGAGGAGAGAGAAACGATATCTCGCATAGTGCGTGATTTTACATATGGAGACTTGGTGATGAGAAAACCAAGGAGAGAGTTTAATGATATGTCTGTATTGGGCAGAGCCACATTAGACCAGATGGCATTTAATACTTACCAGACAAACAATGGCGACCCAGAGGAGGGAGATGAGATAAACGCATGGAAGTCTAGGGCCATGAGGCCAGTTACTCGCAACAAGGTTATATCAATCGCTGCTCACGCAACGGCTAGACTTATTTTCCCAAAGGTATTCGCTTGGAACGATGACAATGAGGAGGAGTCTGATGCTGCTCAAGTGATGGAGGATTTGATGGAGTATGCAGGAGACAGAGCAGACTATCCAAGATTTTCTATGTATGCAGTTCTCGCCGCGTTGGTTAATCCAGCGGCTTTGGTATATGAGGAATACACAGACGTTTATCGCACCTGCAAGAAAGATGTTGATGGCAAGTGGGTTAAAGAGTACGAGCTAGATGAGGAGCAGTCTGGATTCAGGATGCAGATTGTCCCAGTTGACCAGTTGTATATCGAGAATATCTATGAGCATGACATTCAAAAGCAGAGATATATCATCTGGCGCAGAGTAGTTTCTTATACCGATGCAGCCTCTAGGTACGCAGATATGGAGAACTGGAAGTATGTTAAGCCCGGAGTGCAGTTGCTATACAACGATGCCAATGGAACATTCTATGATGTCTATGACGCATCTATCCGAACCGATATGGTTGAGGAGATTATCTACTGGAATAAGTCAGAGGACTCAAGGCTCGTATGTGTGAATGGAGTATTGATTAGCGACGTAAACGAACCGAACCCAAGAATAGACAAGCGATACCCATTCGCTAAGTTTGGATATGAGCTGATAGATGCTGGCAAGTTCTTCTATTACAAGTCCTTAGCATTTAAGATGCAACAGGATGAGAAGATTATTAATACCCTGTACCCGATGATTATCGATGGAACATACTTGCAGTTGTTCCCGCCTATGGTTAAGACTGGAGGTGAGAACATCGGCTCTGATGTGATGATACCCGGAGCAGTAACGAACTTCACAGACCCCAACGCAAATCTAAGGCCGATAATGAGTGGAGCCAATATGACCGCAGGACTCAATGCTCTATTCAAAGCCGAGCAGAGCATCAGTGAAACCGCAGCAGATAGCTTTGTTGGTTCGCCTGCCAACGAGACAGACGGCAAGGGAGGTCAAACCGCCTATGGAATGAGTGTAGTGCAACAGAATGCCAACACCATACTCGGTCTATTCGTTCAAATGATTAGCGGATTCGTAAAAGACTTTGGAAAGATAATGCTTTCTGATGCCTTGCAGTATCTCACAATCGCCGATGCAACTAAACTAAGCGACAAAGGATTGGTTTATAAGACTTTCCTATTGCCCAATAAAGACGTCGGAGGCAAGAAGAAGACCAAGAAGATTGTGTTTGACGGAGAGATGCCAGAGCAGATGACCGGAGACGAGAAGCTTAATATGTCTTATGATTTATTGCAGGAGCAGGGAGGCCCAGATAGTAATATCTCGTTGGTAAAAGCCAATCCAACCTTAATCCGCAACCTTAAATATATGGTTGTGTCCAACCCAGACGTATTGAATCCGATGTCCGAAGAACTAGAGAGAAAGATGGGACTTGAGATTTATGACCGAGCAATCGCCAATCCGATTCTCGACCAAGAGGAAGTTGTAAAGGATTTCTTGTTGGCCAACTATCCAAGGTCAAAGAAAGACCCAGAGAAGTACATAGCGGAAGCACCAGAAGCTCCAAGCGGAAACCCGATGGATATTATGTCCATGATTAACGGAGCAGGTCAGGCCTCACAGATGGGAGCAAAGCCGAATCAGCCGATGCAGAGCATGCAGACACCAGCACAACCTACGAAAACATCACCCAAGCTATAATGTATAGAGGCCCAAGCACAGGAGACTGGAAGACCGTATCAGCCCCGAAGTTAAAGGGTGCATTTGGGATTACGGATTACAAGACAAAGACTATAAAAATAAACAAGCCATTACACAAGAAGGCCAAGAAAGATAAGAAAAATAGCTACGGTGTCCCCAAGAAAGATATGACGATAATAAACACTGAGGTTCACGAGCTGATGCACAAAGACCATCCCAAGATGCATGAGAAGACGGTTAGAAAGAACACAAGGAAGAAGGTTGCGAAGATGAGCACGAAGGCAAAGGCGAAGATATACAGCAAATTTAAATAACGACGATGTTCACAGAAAACATAAATATACGCCTAGCACAAACAGAACTAGATTGTATTTTCTTCGGCGGTTCAATAACACCTATTTGCAGTAGTGTGATTGATAATTACGAGAGAGACAGGGATGCAAAGTGGGCAAGGCAAGACAGGATGTTCAAAATACAATTCAGAGCAATTTACGCAGCGATGGTGATTGCATTAATAATTTCTATATTCCACTAAAGGTCGGAAAAAACAAAGCAAAAAACAAAAATGATTGCATACCAATATTGGCTAGGTTTAGATAGCGCAACTAGGAACAAATTAGTTGAGCAGTTTCATTTACCAGCTAACGGAGGAACAGAGGTTATGGACGGCAGAGTGATTAGGGATAGAGTTGGCCCAGAGGGAGTGTTGGCACTAACGTGCGAGAGATTGTGTGCATTTGCAGAAGTCGAAACCAAAGATATCTATGTAGCACTAGAGGCTACAATTAAAAAACTAAACGATGTTCAACCTAAAGAAGAAACCAAAGCAGACGAAGGAGCAGAAGTTGCAGGAGTCGAAGTGGTTGCTCCAGCAGTCGCAGGAAAAGCAAAGGCAAGTAGAGGAAACAAAAAGGGAGAGAGCAAAGGTTAAGGACGAATTGTGGCCGATCCG